ACAACCTGCCATAAGGCTGGTTGTCAATAGGATCCGCTAAAGGAACCACCTCCATAAACTCCAGTGGATACAAGAAAGGCACTGACAACTCCGCAGATGTTGACTCGGCAACATCTAAACGCACATGAGGCAAATTGGTACAAGCGAAAGAATTAATCCCTCTCCCGTAATTAGGCCCACCAGTGTTTGACTTCCCATACTGCCAAGACATCGCTAAAATGCCCTGGTGAAAGGAAGTTGCAGCAACAGTAAGTCTAAAATTGAGAGTGAAGCGAATTCCATAAGCGCCTGCCAACCTGTTGTAAAACTGTGGAAATATAGACAGTATGGTAGCCATATCGTTATTAAACGTAAAGCCCACAAGCTGTGTTACAGAACCAAAGGTAATGCTACCACGCGTCATCAAACGAGGGCGAGCAAAATAATCCTTAATATCCTGTATCTCATCTTGAGGAATAGCATATGGCCTCGGAATGTAATTACCAAGCGCCTTCACAGAATCACAAGCCTCGTGGGCAAACTGAGTCATTTGGGTGTTGTCATCCTGAGCCCCAGTCATCGAATCATCCATGACTGCGCATTCCTCAACAGTTGATAAATCATGCAAGGTTTGATTTTTGGCTGGTCCATTTTACTGCCAAGGCCGACCAAAGCACGAGACAGGCTTCCTTTGTTCTCTGGTATTTAAGCCACACCTGAGTAGTAATGTAAAAACACGTGGCCAACCAAGCCCTCCCTGTCCCAGACGCGAGTTAAAATAAGGAAGTCATTTGATCCACACGCCTGGCGTATATGAGGACTACCTAGATGTAACTAGGGACCCTATTGACAACCAAATCAAAATAACAATCTGAGTTGCCAATAGGAAAATTGGGAACCCCGTCAAGCCTCATTTTAGCCTCAGCTAATTTGGGAGCGACGAGACCCCAATATTCCTCTTTGTGCATACTGAGTTCCTCAAAAGCCAACTCAATACCGGCGTGCAAAACTTCGCGACTCTTGGCATGATCACACGTTTTAACATAGTACAAACTATGCAGAAACGATTCAGGCCTAATCGGGCATACTACCCTGCCATTTTTCTCCGCAAACCTGCGCTGCAAAAATACAACGTCAGCAATGCCAATGACAGGGCGAAGTTCCTCCCCCTTTCGACCCGCAGTGTAAACCATATCAAAAGTATCGTGCAAGTACTTGGACACCGTTACCTGATTAAAGGCATGCACAAACTCTGGAGAAGTGGAGACGACATTATCATCTCCTAACACCACTGCGGCAGAAGTGGACCAAAAATCTAATCTACCCGTCAGGCCAACATAACTAGCCGCTACCAAGCCCATGGACAACATGGAATTAATAGTGGAAGTTAAAAAGTGACCGGAAGGTAATGACTTTGACCACTCCACAACAGTGGTAGCTTTTCCAGTCAAACTCATCAAATGCCGGCTGGAAACTAAATCCAAGAACAAAATCTCTCGA